CTGATAACATTTTTACAAACGGTGCTTTCTGGTGATATGTTTTGAGTAGTTTTTCTGCAGCATCTTTTAATAGTCCCAGCTCTGCCATAAGTTTGTTCTTGCCCATGCCATACATAATGCCAAGATTAATTGTCTTTGCTTGTTTACGTTCGATCCCAGCCATGTCAGCAATCATCTGGTGAAAGTCTGCACTACCGTCTTTGTAAGAATCGACAATCGTGCCTGTGCCCTCTAGTTTCATCAATGATGCATAGTGTACTAGAATTCTTGGCTCCTGTTGACTGTAGTCAAAACAGCCCCAGGTGTGTCCCTCCTCTGGTATAAACAAAGATCTAATCAGCGGTCCGAGCTCCTTGTGTCGTGCTGGTATCTGCTGTAGGTTCGGATTACTGTAACTGAATCTGCCTGTCACTGTGCCACCGTCGTCGGACCTTATTTGATTTATGTCAGCGTGTATGCGACCGTTGTGTTCGTGCTTCAGTATTGTATCGATAAATGTTGTGTTGGCTTTGTTAATCTCTCTTGCTTCGTTAATTAATTTTGGCAGCTCCGCTGGGTGTGTTGCAAGAAAGTTCTTTGTAAAACTTGGTGCACCTTTTTCCGTTCGATCATACGGCATTTTTAATTTATCAAATGCTTTTGCAATCGACGCAGCAGCCCATATCTCTACATCAAAACCTGCGATCTTTTTTATATCACGCAGTAGCTCGCCTTCGGTTACCGTTAGTTGTGTCTTGACTGCTGCAGCTTTTTCCACATCAACTCGTACACCTTTAAATTTCATATCAACCAGACATGGAAACAAATTAGTTTCTAAATTAAATACATCCCACAGATCTTGCTTTGATATTTCGTGTTGCATTGCGCCCCATAGTTTCAATGTGATCTCTGCATCTTTTTCTGCATACTCACCTACAAATGGTGCAGGCAATCTCCACATCTCCGCCTTTGGATTGATACCCCAATCTTTTGCAGCTTCTTGTAAAAGTTTTTCGTTTTTACCCATGCCGACATATTCTTTTGCAACTGAATCCAGTGTGTAACTGTATCTGTTTTCATTGCATAAAGACGCTGCGACCATAGTGTCAACAATACCACCG